TCGCCCCCCTGCGACTGAGACCCGCGGTTCTGGCCCGCGCGTGGGGAACGTTCTCGCACATCGCAAATGAACCAAACCTGAATCCCCCCAGGAGGGCTTCCCCATGTCCGAAGCAAAAGGACTCGTCGGCATTGCGTCCGGCATCGGCGGCGGTGCCGCCCGCGCCATCAAAGGCACCGTCAGCATCATTTCAAAGCCCGAACGCTGGGCGCTCTATCTCGTGCTCTTTGCCGGCATCATCACGATTCTGAAGAAAAACTACACCGACGACGTGTGGTCCTACGCCATGTGGTTCGGCTGCGCTCTCGGGCTCGCCGCGCTCATGTACGAAATGACGGCGTCCCGCGGTCTGGTCCGCGCCTATTGGGAAGGACGGGCCGGCGCCATGCTCTGGTGCTCGCTGCTTTGGGCCGTCGCGTTCGGCTTCTCGATCAACAATTGGGTCGGCGCCGCCGCCGAGAACCAGGCCGAAAAGACCAACCTGCACCGCACCGCATTCCTTCAGTCCGCCGACGTCCGCAATCAGGTGAAGGACCTCGAAAGCCAGCTCGAGCTGAAAAAGGGCTCGGTCGACTGGTCGCAGAACCTCAAGGCGCCGGAAGCCTATGAGGGCCTGATCAGCGCGGCGAAGGCCGACGCGGACTATGAAGCGACGCGCGGCGGCTGCAAATCCCGCTGCATTGCAAAGCAGCAGCTTGTCGCAAGCCTCGAGGCCGAGCGCGCAAATGCCATCGAGCGGTCAACCGTGCTCGAGGAGATCAAGGTCCTGACCCGGAAAATCGAGGAAGCCCGCAAGGTTGCTTCGAACACCAAGGTCGAAGTCAGCGAAAAGCGCAACGATCTTCTGATCCTGACCAAGTACGCCGGCATGACGGAAGAATCGGCTCAGATCTTCAACGGCCTTCTGTCCATCGTGGTCGTGTCGATCCTGCTGTCGTTCGGCTCCATGTACGCGGAGCTGGAAGAGCTTCGCGCCCGCGGCGCCCGCACGCATTTCTCGTTCTGGGGCAAGATCAAGCGCTGGTGGTATCAGACGCTTTGGGGCATCGATCCGCCGATTACCGAGACGAACACGGTGACGAACAACATCATCACCGATCGCGGCTCGGCGCTCGCCCTCATCAATGCGCTCGAAAAGCGGTACGGCCCGCTGAAAGCGACGGCCTAGATGCAGGATTTCAACCAAATCATCGCGCCGATCAGACCGCTTGTCAGTCTGGTCGGCTCGCTCCTGATCATTGCGGGCCTGCTGAAATTCTTCGGCCTCAACGTGCCATTGAACGGCAGCGGGCTCGAGATCGCGGTTGCCGGATGGCTGATGAAGGGCATCTGACATGAGCAAGTCCAATGCCTGGGAAAACGCCATCCTGGAACTGCTGTTTAAAGCGACGGCCGTTGCCAATGTGGCTGATAATGCCGGCACGTCGCCGCTCACGAACCTGTATGTTTCGCTGCATACCGGAGACCCCGGCGAGGCTGGTGACCAGACCACAAACGAATGCGCCTATACGTCCTATGCTCGCGTTGCCGTGGCGCGGTCTGGTTCCGGCTGGATCGTGACCGGCAACAGCGTATCTCCGGCAGCGAATATCACATTTCCAGAGGCAACGGGCGGTACAGAGACCGTGACGCATTTCGGCGTGGGCTCGCTCTCAAGCGGGGCTGGCGTTCTTTACTATTCCGGCACTGTCACTCCGAATATCGCTGTCGCGTCAGGCGTCACGCCGCAGCTCACCACCGATTCAACGATTACTGAAGACTGATAAATGGCAGCGGTAGCCGATAACGTCCACGAGACATCTTCAAGTACCGGATCTGGGCCCTATACGCTCGAGAATGTAAACGGCAGGGAGTCTTTCAACGGTGCCTTCGGCACCGGAGGAACCAACGTCTTCAACGTCTATATAGCGAACCGCGACGCTGCGGAATGGGTCCGTGGTACGGCGCACCTATCAGCGTCGGATACCCTGGTGATCGATACCGTTGTGGACGGGACGAACGGAACGTCCGCCGTAAATTTCTCGGCGGGCACCAAGGACGTAAGCTGTGATGTTTTTGCAAGCGATCAGGTCACGTTGACCGGCTCGCAGACGCTTACGAACAAGACGCTGACGAGCCCGACATTAACGACGCCAGCGCTCGGAACTCCGGCGAGTGGCACCCTGACAAACTGCTCGGGGCTACCCGCTTCAGGTCTTGTCGCGTCGACCTCTCAAGCGGTCGGGTTCGGGACAATCGAACTCGGGCACGCATCGGACACGACGCTTTCCAGGTCTGCGGCTGGTGACGTTGCCGTTGAAGGAACGCTCCTTAAAAAGGTCGGCAAGGAGACGATCTGGGTTCCTGCGGGAGCCATGAGCCTTAGGACGACGAATGGTCCGTCGTACGGATCGACAGAAATGGCGACGAACAAGAATATGTTCAAAACGCTGGACTTCGATACGTCGACGCAAGAGTTTGCTCAGTTTGAAGTCCATTTCCCGAAGAGTTGGAACCTGTCGACGGTCACTTTCCAGCCGGTTTGGTCGCACGCATCAACAGCAACGAATTTCGGCGTGGTTTGGGCGCTTCAAGCTGTGGCGAGATCAGACGACGATGCAGGAGACGTAGCGTTCGGGACGGAGCAGACGTCTACCGATACCGGCGGCACTACGAACGACATTTATATAGGCCCGGAAAGCTCTGCGATCACGATTGCCGGAACGCCAGCCGCTGGAGATACCGTCCAATTCCAGATCAAGCGAAATCCTTCTGACGGGTCGGACACGCTAGCTATAGACGCCCGTCTCCACGGAATACGCCTTTTCTACACGACAAACGCCTCAACGGACGATTAATTCATGCTCCATGCCGTTATCGACGAAAACTTGAGCATAGCTGGCTACAGAGACGTGGACCCAAGCGATGTGCCGTCACACAAGTTGCGATCGGACGGTGGGAAGTTTCTTCGTCCTGTTTCCGATCCAGGCCAGCCGAATTTCAACGCCATGTTGGAGACCGTCGCAAAGACGGTCACCGTCGAGACCGGGCAAGTAATAGTCTCGTATTCCATCTCAAGACGTTCGGAAGATGAGCAGAGGCGGGCCGTCAAGGCAGAGGCGGGCCGGAGAATTCTAGAGCGCTTTCCAGAATGGAAGCAGGCCAACATGACGGCGCGCAGCGTCGAACTGATACGCAAAGGCGAACAGAACTGGACGACGGAAGAAGCGCAAGAGGCGGCTGCCATTCAATCGGCATGGGATTGGGTCAAGGACGTTCAAACGGCCTCAGACGCTCTTGAGTCGGCGCAGCCGATCCCGGTCGATTTTACGGACGATGGCTACTGGCCGTCGGCAGTTGGCCTATGAGCCTCGCTCTCAATCGATTGATTGGATTTGGGACGCTAGACGAAAACGGAAACGACGCATTCACGAAAGTACTGCTCCACTTCGACGGTGTGGACGCATCGACGACGATCACCGATAGCAATGCCGGCGGGTCGGCGCATACATGGACAGCCTACGGCAACGCTCAGCTTGATACCGGGATAACACCTAAATTCGGGACCGCTGCGCTGTTGTGCGACGGTACCGGTGACTATGTAGAAATGTCCGATCACGCGGACCTCACGCTAGGCTCTGGGAATTGGACTGCCGAATGTTGGTTTAATCGTGCCGGTGGCGACGGCGGTCGCCGCTTTATGTTCGGGCAAAGTGTGAATGCGATGAACTCGAACGTCTCGATAAACTGCGAACTAAATGCGTCGAATGTTGTCGTGGCTTCTGTTGGAAACGGCACTGCCACGTTACCACAGATTACCGGGACAACGACATTCACCGCGACTGGATGGAATCACGTAGCGGTTGTCCGAACCGGAAACACGCTCAAGCTTTTTGTCAACGGCACTCAGGAAGGTGGAGACGTATCGTTTACCGGGTCTGTCCATGATAGCAGCGGCGCGTTCAGAGTCGGTGCTCTTGGTGGATACGCATTGCTGATGTGGAACGGTTCTATCGATGAATTCAGATTGAGTGTCGGTGTGGCGCGCTGGACAGCGAACTTCACACCGCCCACACGGGCATACGGGACTTAAAGGGGCACTGACCCATGATCGGTAGCCATATAGGCTCGCCAATCGGCGTGCCGATCATCACGTCGGCAACCGTCGTCACGAATGCGATAGCAGCGTCGGCTGGCACGAGCGCCGTTTCTGCGACCAGCAAGGCCAGTAAAAAGGCTCTAGGCTCTAGTACCGGCACGTCAGCGGTATCGGGATCCGGAAGAGGTGTTGCCGCAGCAGTCGCGGCGTCGGCCGGAACAAGTTCTGCGTCGGCGGCAGCGAAATCGTATTTCTCTGGCGTTGGAGCGGCGTCCGGCACGAGTACGGCCCTTGCAGCAGGGACGGCAAGCGGACTTTCCGTTGCCGCGGCCGCCGGCACCAGCGCCGCTTCTGCTGTTACCAAAGCCGTCAAGCGCTCCGTCGGCACTGCGAACTGCTCTGGCGCTGTAAGTGGAAGCTTTGTTGCTCTCGTCATCGCCACGGCCACCGCGGCAGGAACGTCATCCGCTCAAGCAACCGGTGTAAGGCGCTCTCTTGTGACGTCCCGCAGGTCTGCGCTGACAGAAATCACGACGGCAAAAGCCACGATTACATCGGTCACGACCGATAGACCACAAGCCTTCGCGGCTTAGAGTTTCACATGAAACACGAGGGAGAGTGAACAGTGGCGAAGCGAAATGCCACAAAGGTAAAGGCGCTAGATGCAACTGCAACAACAGTTCCAAAGCAGTTGACGCCTTGGAAACCAGGTCAGAGCGGCAATCCAGCAGGCCGCCAGAAGGGTTCACGGAACAAGCTGGGCACCGCCTTCCTCGATGCGTTGCAGGCCGACTTCGAAGCCCACGGCCCAGAGACCATCAAAACAGTCCGCGAGGAGCGTCCGCACGAATATCTGAAGGTCGTCGCCTCGATCCTTCCGAAGGAGCTGAACGTCAACACGAACCGCGTTGAGGAAATGAGTGATGATGAGCTTGCAGCAGGTATCGCAGCTCTCCAATCCATCCTTGCTGCTCAAACAGCTTCAGAAGGAAGCGCAGAGAAGACGCGACACTAACCGGCTTCGGTTTTATGAGCCCTACCGCAAGCAACGGGACTTCCACGAGGCCGGCGCCGTTCATCACGAGCGCCTGTTTATGGCAGGAAACCAGCTCGGCAAGACTTGGGCCGGCGGTTTCGAGACGGCGATGCACCTGACCGGCCGTTACCCTGAGTGGTGGCGCGGTGCAACCTTCGACAAGCCGCCTATTATTTGGGCGTCTGGCGTGACCGGCGAGAGCACGCGCGATAACCCGCAGCGTGTTCTGATCGGAGACCCCCCGAAAGAAGAAATGTGGGGCACGGGCACGATCCCGAAAGACTGTCTCTTGGACTGGGACAGGGCCATGGGCGTCCCGAATTTGCTCGATAACGTCCGCGTCAAGTGGGGCGGTGGCGGCGATGTTCAGGCCGGCGAGTCGCTTTGCTACTTCAAGGCCTACGAAAAGGGCCGCGAGAAATGGCAGGGCCCGACGATCGACGGGGTTTGGTTCGATGAAGAGCCGCCGCTCGATATTTATACAGAGGGCTTGACCCGCACAAATCGCGGGCAGCGGTCGCAGTTCATCTACATCACGTTCACGCCGTTGCTAGGAATGAGCGAAGTGGTTTCGCTATTTCTACTAGAACAGAAATGAGATTTCAGAAAATGACAAGCGCCCGCCGAGCGGCTGAAATGGTTTT